TCAAAAATAATAATAAATGATTAATACAAGTACTAATAGTTCATTTCCAAGTCAGGTGGTACCTGTGGCGGAAAAGCTTAGTTGGGAATATGGCTTGAAAGTTGGACAAGCTATTGAATATGAATGGTTTAGAGGCGGTAGAATTAACAGTGGTAAATGGCACACTGGTTATCAAAACTTTAATAGATTAAGATTATATGCTCGTGGCGAGCAATCTGTACAAAAATACAAAGATGAGTTATCAATTAATGGTGACTTAAGTTATTTAAATTTAGACTGGAAACCAGTACCTATTATACCTAAATTTGTAGATATAGTAGTTAATGGTATATCAGCTAAAGATTATGATATAAAAGCATTTGCTCAAGATCCGTTTTCAACAAAACAGAGAACTAACTATGCAAACTCTATCATGAGAGATATGATGAGTAAACCATTGTTAGATAGCATAAAACAAAATTTAGGAGTTGATATATACAGCTCACTTGATCCAGCCAACTTACCTCAAAACAAAGAAGAGTTAGAAGTTCACATGCAGTTAAATTACAAACAATCAGTAGAGATAGCTGAAGAAGAAGTAATTAATAATGTATTAGACTTTAATAAATATGAATTAACTAAGAAAAGATTAGTTGAAGATATAGTTACTATAGGAGTTGGTGCAGTAAAAACTAGTTTTAATAAATCAGAAGGTGTAGTTATAGATTATGTAAATCCTGCTAATATGGTTTGGTCATATACTAATGATCCAAATTTTCAAGATATATATTATGTAGGTGAAATAAAATCAATAACTCTTGCTGAGTTAAAAAAAGAATTTCCTAATTTAACTAATGAAGATTTAAAAATGATTCAAAAATATCCTGGTAGAGAGGGGTATCAAAGAGGACCTTATAATAATGATTTAGTACAAGTCATGTATTTTGAATACAAAACTTATATAGATCAAGTATTTAAATTAAAACATACAGATCAAGGATTAGAAAAAGCATTAGAAAAACCTGACTTTTTTAACCCACCACCAAGTGATAATTTTGATAGAGTATCAAGATCAATAGAAGTATTATTTAGTGGTGCTAAAGTTTTAGGTGTAGAACAAATGTTACGTTGGGAAATGGCAACAAATATGACAAGACCTAAAAGTGATTTAACTAAGGTTAATATGAATTATAACATTGTTGCTCCTCATATGTATCAAGGTAGAATTGATTCACTAGTAAATCGTATTACGGGATTTGCTGACATGATTCAATTAACATCGTTAAAATTACAACAAGTAATTGCTAGAATGGTACCAGACGGTGTATTTGTAGATGTAGATGGTTTAGCAGAAGTTGATTTAGGTAATGGTACAAACTATAATCCACAGGAAGCACTTAATATGTATTTCCAAACTGGTAGTATAGTTGGTAGAAGCTTAACACAAGATGGTGATCCTAATAGAGGTAAAGTACCTATACAAGAATTACAAACATCTAGTGCTAATGGTAAAATACAATCTTTAATTAATACTTATCAGTATTATTTACAAATGATTAGAGATGTAACCGGGCTTAATGAAGCAAGAGATGGTAGTATGCCAGATAAAGATGCGTTAGTTGGTTTACAAAAAATGGCAGCTAATGCTTCAAACACTGCAACTAAACATATATTAAATGCTTCTTTATACTTAACATTAAGAACTTGTGAAAATATATCGCTTAGAGTTTCAGACATGCTAGATTTTGAGTTAACTAGCGATTCATTAAAAGCTAGTATAGGTAAATTTAATGTTGCTACATTAAAAGAAATAGATAATTTACATTTATATGACTTTGGTGTATTTTTAGATTTAGAACCTGAAGAAGAAGAAAAAGCTATGCTTGAACAAAATATTCAAATGGCTTTACAGCAAAATCAAATATTCCTTGAAGATGCTATTGATATTAGAGAAATTAAAAATTTAACATTAGCTAATCAAGTTTTAAAATATAAAAGAATAAAGAAACAACAAGCTGATCAAGAGGCTCAAATGGCCAACATACAAGCTCAAACTGAATCTAATACTCAGGCAGCTGAAAACGCGGCTATGTCCGATGTTCAAAAAGCACAAGCTTTAAACGAAACAAACGTACAGTTTGAAAAAGCTAAATCTGATTTTGAAATACAAAGGATGCAGACTGAAGCTCAAATACAAGAGCAACAAATGGCTAGACAGTTTGAATATGATATGAAACTTAAGCAAGCTGAATTACAAAATGCCAAAGCAAAAGAAAAAGAAATAGAAGATAGAAAAGACGAAAGAACAAGAATACAGGCTACTCAACAGTCTAAAATGATAAGTCAACGTCAAAATGATACTTTACCAACAGATTTTGAATCTAATCAGTTTGGTGGAATATCACTTGATGAGATTTAACAATTATTATTAATTATTATTATATTATATTATGTCAGAAACAAAAGAAAAAGCTGGAAAGCTTAAGGTTAAAAGACCTAAAAAGCTAGTAACAAATGATGAACCTATAAAAGTAGATTTGTCAAAAAAAGAAGAAAAAATAGAACAACAAGATGCCATTCAAGTCGGAGAAACAAAAGAATTACCTGATGATAAATCATCCGGAGATATACCGAAGGTGGAAATTAAAGGAGGAGAACCCGATCAAGAGTCCACTCCCGTTGTTGAAGCTCAAGAAGAGCAAAAAGAAGAATCACCTATAATAGAAGAAATAATCGAAGAACCTGAAAAGGAAGAAGAGGTTGTTGAAATAGGTGAAAAAATGGAACAACAAGATAAACCCGAGGCGGTTATATCACAAGAAGTTCCAAAAGAAGATATTCCTACGTTACCTGAAAATATTGTTAAAGTTGTAGACTTTATGAATGAAACAGGTGGAACATTAGAAGATTATGTAAGATTAAATCATGATTATTCAAACGTAGACAATGATACTTTATTAAGAGAGTATTATAAGCAAACGAAATCGCATTTAGACTCAGAAGAAATTAACTTTTTAATTGAAGATAATTTTTCATGGGACGAAGATGTAGATGAACCGCGAGCTGTGCGTAAAGCAAAGCTTGCATATAAAGAAGAGGTTGCAAAAGCCAAACAGCATTTAGAAGGTTTAAAAAGTAAGTATTATCAGGAAATCAAGTTGAATCCTGGTGTTACTCAAGAACAGAAAAAAGCTATGGACTTTTTCAATCGCTACAGTGAAGAACAACAAGTAGCAGAAAAGCAACACGAAACATTTAAGTCCAATACTAAAGAATATTTTGGTCCCGAGTTCAAAGGTTTTGATTTTTCGGTAGGAGAAAAAAAGTTTAGATATGGAATAAAAAATGTTAATGAGGTTGCCGATGCCCAGTCTAATATTACCAACACCATTAAGAAGTTCTTAGATAAAGAAGGTAATGTTAAAGATGTTAAAGGTTATCATAAAGCTATTTACGCTGCTGATCATGCTGATACTATTGCTCAACATTTTTATGAGCAAGGTAAAGCAGATGCAATAAAAGATTTAAGTGCTAAATCTAAAAATATAAATACAGAAACTAGATCAACAGATCCAGGTAGTGTGTTTGTAGGAGGTTTAAAAGTTAAATCAATTAGTGGTGCTGATTCTTCAAAACTTAAAATTAAAACAAGAAAATTTAACTAAAACATTTTAAATTATTATGGGATCAATCGCTCCTGTGTTTGGAAGTATCGTACCTTCGCAAGCACAACAAACGTTACAAAGTAACTACTTAGCTTTCAATGGTGGAGCTAATGACTTTGCTCAACAGTATCTTCCTGAGATATATGAGCAAGAAGTCGAAAGATATGGAAACAGAACTTTATCTGGTTTCCTTAGAATGGTTGGCGCTGAAATGCCAATGACATCTGATCAGGTTATCTGGTCTGAACAAAATAGATTACACGTTGCTTATACAGACGTAACTGGCCCAGGTGCTGGTTTAGCTGTATTCAACATTCCTACTAACAACGGAACCCTTGCAACTCCTGCTGCTATTTTTCCTAACGACACTATTGTTGTTATGAACCCTAGCTCTGGTGTAGCTGTAAAAGGTATTGTAAAATCTTGTGTTAAAAACGCAGGTAACCAAACATCTGACTTAACAGCTTATCCATTTGCAGTTAATAACTGGGACGGATTGTTTACAGGTGGTGGTGCCGCTTCAAATCTTAAAGTATTTGTTTACGGTTCATTATTTGCAAAAGGAACTGCTAGTGGTGATAAATCTATCGAACCTCAGTTTACTCAATATTCTAACCAACCGATCATTATCAAAGATAGATATGCTATCAACGGTTCTGATATGGCTCAAATTGGTTGGGTTGAAGTTGCAACTGAAGACGGTACATCAGGATACTTATGGTATTTAAAATCTGAGTCTGAAACAAGATTAAGATTTGATGACTACTTAGAAATGGCAATGATTGAAGCAGAAAAAGCTGCAGGTGCTGCAGGTATTAACTTTGCTGCTTCTGCTGCAAATATACCTGGATTCTCAGCTACAATATTAGCTCATGGATCTGAAGGTTTATTCTCTGCTATCGAAGCAAGAGGTAATGTATTCAGCGGTTTTGCTGGTGCAACTGGTATCTCTGATTTTGATTCAGTGCTTAAAAACCTTGACACTCAAGGTGCTATAGAAGAAAATATGCTTTTCTTAAATAGAGATATGGATTTAGAATTTGATGACATGCTAGGACAAATTTCTGCAGGTGGTCTAGGTGGTGTTGCTTATGGTTTATTTGAAAACTCTGAGGACATGGCTTTAAATCTAGGTTTCTCTGGTTTTAGAAGAGGTTCTTATGACTTCTATAAAACTTCATGGAAATACTTAAACGATGCTTCTACAAGAGGCGCTGTTGCAGTAAATAATATCGATGGTGTTCTTATCCCTGCTGGAACTTCAACTGTTTATGACCAAATTCTTGGTACAAACATTAGAAGACCTTTCTTGCACGTAAGATATAGAGCTTCTCAATCTGATGACAGAAGATATAAAAACTGGATCACTGGTACTGCTGGTGGTGCTTATACTTCTGAAGTTGATGAGATGGTGGTTAACTGGTTATCTGAAAGATGTCTAGTAACTCAAGCTGCGAACAACTTTGTGTTATTCCAAAACTAAGATTATTCTTATTAAAAGTGTTAGGCGCTTCGGCGCCTAGCCTTTTATTTTATTAAATTATTATATTATATTATATCATGGCAAAACAAAAACAAGAAGTATTGGTTGAAGAACCAGTACAAGTAAAAAAAGTAGAGGTTAAAAAACCTCAATGGGAAATAAAAGATAGAACATATCTTTTACTGCACGACCAGGCTCCATTAACATATAGACTAGGATCAAGACACTCTACAAGATATCCTTTATTGTGGTTTGATACAGAAAAAAAAGAACAAAGAGAATTAAGGTATGCAAGCAACCAAAATTCACCATTTGTAGATGAACAAAAAGGTGAAGCAACAATGGGGCATATCGTATTTGATGACGGTGTATTAACCGTACCAAAAGAAAAACAAAACTTACAAAAACTTTTATCTTTATATCACCCAAGACTAGGGTCAACATATAAAGAGTTTGAAGCAAATATAGTTGCTGAAAACGAAGTTGATGAAATACACGCAGAAATAGAAGCTTTAATGTTTGCTAAACAGTTAGATATTGATCATGCTGAGGCAATATTAAGAGTAGAAAAAGGATCTTCTGTTTCTAGTATGAGCTCAAAAGAAATTAAAAGAGATTTACTTTTAATGGCTAAGAGAAATCCTCATGCGTTTATAGCAATAGCTAACGATGAAAACGTAGGTTTAAGAAACGCAGCAATTGTAGCTGTTGAGCAAGGAATTATAAAATTATCTCAAGATCAAAGAACTTTCCATTGGGCTTCTAATGATAGAAAACTAATGACAGTTCCTTTTGATGAAAACCCTTATTCAGCTA